CAAATAATATTCTGTGTTCATAACCATCAGCAAAACGAACTGTTCTAGTATTTGGCTGTGATCTCTTTTGTTGCCCATATATTGGAGTAATAGAAGGAAATGTAGCCATTATGCAAGTAAACCTCCAGGTCTTTTTTCGTTAATTAATTCTGATTGTATAGCTGCTGAGATCATTCGACCAAGTTCTCTACTTTTTTGTTCATCACCTTCAACAGAAGAACCAGAAGCATCTACATTAACTACAATATTTGTTGAACCGCCAAGTGCATGATTTGGTGTAATCATTCCTGACACACCTGGGCTAAACATCTCAGGCCCACGTTCTCCAACAAGATACGACTTACCTCCTGTAACTGGTCCACCCTCTGCTTTTGGTGTGATATTAAAAGAACCTTTAGGAACAGTATTCCCATATTTTGCTATGTCTTGGTTTATGAGTTGTTGAGTACTTGGAAGTGAAGGAGTTAAAAAATTACTAAATAAACCAAAAATACCTGATCTTATTTGTGCTGCTAACATTTGTGCAGCCATATCTGCAAAATGATCTGCTGTACGCTGAAATAAATTTCTTAACGCTTCTTGTGCTGTCATTGAACCTTTTATAAGACCTTTGAATGATTCAGAGAAACTATTACCAATGCTTTTTCCTAAAGCGTCAATTTGAGTTAAAGGTTCTAGTAGTCTACTTAATTCATCTACGGGAGCTTGAATAATTGCCTGTCTTTCTAACTCTTTATTAAAATCTTTTTGAACCTGTAGTAATGCTTTAGCTTGATCTATCTTATTCTGAAAATCTTTAGCAGACTGTTCTCCCCTTTCAGTTTTTAACTCATCAACAGTAAGTGCTCTTAACTGACCATCATCTCTGCGTTTAACACCTCCCCTAAAAGGATTAAGTAAGTCTAATAAATTAACTCTTTCTTGTTCAGACTTTACTATTGCTTTGTTCTTAGCAAAAACCATATCTAGTAATTTTAATTCGGCTGATCTAGCTCCATTGGTTTTTAAAACATTTAATGCTAATTGTGCTTGTTCCAAACTTAATTCCTTTGACAGTTGAGGTAAAGCGGAGAGTATTGATTTATTACTTCCTAAACCAGAAAGGGTATCAAAAACACTTTCACTCCCAAAGACTTGATTTAAAGCTATTCTTGCAGTTGCTCCGAATTGCTTAAAAGAATTTAGTGCTGCCAATGCTTCTTCTTTTGCCATTCCCATAGATTTACCAAACTGTGTAACCTGTCTTGCTGTAAGTGATGATGCACCACCTGTAGCCTGTATAGACTTGTTTAATCTATCTATCTGTGTCCTAAATTCTTGTGCTTGTTGAATTTGAGTTAGTATTGCAGTTGCTACAAGACCTCCTGCAAATCCGCCAGTTTGACCTCCTAATAATCCACCGATAGCACCACCAGCAAAACCAGTTGCACCTCCAGCTAGTCCTTGTCCGAATAAAAGTGGAAACGAACCACTTATTAATGCTCCTGATAGAACACCACCACCTCCGCCAGCAGCTACGGCTGGTGCTGCTTTTTTCTTGCTTTTACCAGGTACTCTTGTTGGTGTTACTGCTTTATTGTTTAATGCAAGTTCCTCTTTTTTAAGTTTATTCGTTATTTTTAGTTCTTTATTAATTTTCTTCTGTGCTCTTTCTTGCTTTAATAGTAAAGCAGCCTTATCTCTTTCATTCTTTAAAAGAATTTTAGAATCGCCTTTTTTACCTTGTGCTATTGCATTTAACTTGCTTATTCTTCGCTCAAGATTATTTAATTGCCTGTTAATGTCTCTAACATTCAGCTTTATATTTACTTCGTAATTAGAGCCAGCCACTAATTTAGATAAAACATTGTTCTTAGTTTAGCGTACCTTACGATATTGAGCTTTCTTTTGGGCATCTTCGTATGCTTTCTTTTCTCTTTCGTGTTTAAGACTAAAATATGCGTTCCATCCGTAAACTTCTTCAAGGGTCATATTTTTACGCAAATATTCGACTGTCATTCCTAATGTTTCAGCAATCATAAACTGAAAATATAGATAATGGTCTTTATTCAGTTGTGCTTTTTACGGCATCAGGGGTAGCCTCCTCGCCCAACTCTTGCATCTTAGTCATAAGCTCTAGCAATACTCCTAACGGTATTTCTCTTCTTAGGCTTGCTCTATCTGCATCAACAAATAGCTTCTGGCCATTTTCATCTTCAGCTTTATTTATGATTACTTGAAGAGCAAAATCTAAGCTGCTTTCGTTCTGTGCTCTGTTGGAAGCTATTAGAGTATCATTTATTGCATCCCGATCAGCAATGGTTAATGGTGTCCAGTACACTTGCAAGATTAGTTCGCCATCTTTGTATATAGGGTAGCTACTTCTTTTGCCTATGCTAAACGCTTGCTTTAGCTTGTCGATTGCTCTGTCTGATGCCATAAAGTTGAATAGTGTATTCTTATACTATACTACTACTTTATTATTTAAAACCAACTTTTTTAAATGCTTTGTCTATATCTTTGTTGATAAGCCCACCTAAAGTATATACATTGTACCAACTTACAGATTTAGCAGTTATCTTATGCTCTTTTGCGTGTTCTGCGTATGTAACCTGTTTGTTTTTAAGGTTTGGGAGAGTTTGCCCTGGAGCGTTTATTGCAAAACCAGCATACTTAGCTCTGTTTCCTACATATAGGTCTTGACCCATTTTTGCTGTGGGTACTCTTGCATTTTTAAACTCTCTGCCTGTTCTAGCAGGAATTACAAAATAAGGATATTCTGGCCTTCTTTTTCGTGTAGGTTTTACAGGAGTCTTGGATACGACCCAGTTTTCACCGAATGTTCCTGTCCACCACGGACCATCTTCAGTTAAGGAGTGTACTATATCTTTTGCTAATTGCTTTCTGCCTTTTAGGATAACCTTCCTTAAGTCGGTGGGCATTTTTGATAGTGGTTTTCTGCTAGGCATTGGCACTAAAGTCGCAACTAACGACTGTTAAAAAATGAGTATCTCCTTCCACAGTAACAGCAGTTGGTCCTTCTATCTCAGAAACTCTAGGACTTACCGCAAATTTGTCTACATAAGTGGCACTATTTATAGAGATTAATCCTGTTATTACGGATTGAGCTACAGCAGATGCAACAGCACTTCCACGATTAGGTGGAGTCATTATTCCACATCTAATTGACCCCGCATAATATGTTTGTGCTGCTCCCTGTGGTTGAGTAGTGGCTTGACTGAAATTAAGGTTTACCATCACATACTTTTTATCTCTACCTGGTGTAGAAAAAGGCATATTATCAAATATTACGTTTACCGTTGGGTCGGTATCGTTTACTGATGTGAGGATTGCATTTTCAAATGCTGCTCTTGCTTTTATTAAAGTCATTAGAAAATAACGTCAATACGGAACAGGTATTCCTGTCCTCCTTTTAGTGTGCGAATATCTGTTATCTTTGCTCCTCTTGTCGATCCAGAAAATGTGAGTGTTATCTCATCTTGGAGTAGTGGTTGGCTATCACCGATTAAGTCAGGTGTTATGTATAGTCTTGCAGTGTTTTCTTGGAAACCTGATTCTTCGCTGGACTGTACATACTCTATGGGAACTTTGATGTTATAGGTTGTATCTACTGTATGAAACTCACCTGAATCTGCGTCATAGCTAGATATACCCTTTCGTGTGTAAATAATTGATGAGTCTAATGAGTTCCCAAGTTGAGACACCACCTGTTTGGCTATCTTTTTTAGTGCTGTGTCTAGTTGTCCTGCCATTATCCTCTAACCACTCTCATTTGAAAAGATCCTGCTCCACCTAGCATATATGCTCCAAGATAGCTTTGCAGCCAAGGGTATTTATCTAAAACATTATTAACAGATCCAGTGCCTTGACTCTGAATATTGTATTTAACTTGAATATCCCCTAGTTTTACTTCTTCAATGTTGCCGTCTGTTCCTACATTTCCAGTCATGGCTTCGGAATCGTTTGCTAAAGCTCTCGCTAATTCATATTGTGCATATTTAATATTTATTGGAATTTTGCTGCAAGCTAGTTCGACTCCATCTACTTGGTAATTGTTTCTTGGAAACTTTAATGCTTGGCCGTCATCGCATCTGTCACCATAATATACGAAGCTGTCGATCCATCTGGTAGCGGATATTAGTGCTCTATTTTTCTGGTCGTCTGTTTTATTTGTCCAGGTTGAAGAGTCTGGAACTGTCTCGAAATAGGTGTTGGCTTCTGTAAGCGTGACATAGCTGTTAGCGTTAGCGTCTTTTACAGTTGCATTTATGGTGGCTGCCACGGCTAAAAAGTAATTTAGTTTTATTGTAGCGTAAAGAAAAAACCCCACCAATAATTGATGAGGTTTGATGACCACACTTTAATACTATTAAGAAATAGTAGAAGTATCAAGTGGTGAGTTAACTGTTAAACGAACAATAGGAACTAAGTCTGCATCATATGTTAATGCCCACTTATTAGCTGTTGCTAGTTCAGCGTTTGTTGGGTTGTCTCCAGCATCACTCCACTTAGTACCCATGATGTGATAAGCACTGTGGTAGTCAACAGACATAACATCTTGCTTAGATAAGATGTTTCTATCTGATTCTATGCTTAGAGGTGATTGCTGACCTTCAAGAATTGTTCCTGACTTAATTAAGTAGCAGTAGAATTCAATCTGATGACCAGATGCACCAGGAGCAACTGTATTAACCTGAGAGTCAATAACAACATTCATTCCTGCAAACTGACCAATACCTCTATCTGTGATGCCAACACCACCGCCACCCCATTGGATGCCAGTTCCAGTTGATAAAGCAGATGTAGAGAATGTCAACATACCAACCTGATATAGGTAGTAAGCAACAGATGGGTGAATTACTAGAGTATCTAGCTCTTCTCCTCTTTCTCCAAGAAGTGATCTACCTCTTGCAACAGCAGATGCAGTTAGGAAGTTAGCTTCAGTAGCACCAGTACCAGCTTTTCCTAAATCTAAGTTATTAGAAGAAAGAGCAGTACCAAATACACCTTGAAGATGACTAAATAATCTTGCTGAGTTTAGCTTGTTGATAGCGTCTGCAATTTGATTTCTGATGTGACCCATTGGATCTTCACCAGCAGCCAATACAGCTACATCATCAACAGCATACGCAAAACCTCTATGACAGATAGTTGCGATCTGCGTTCCTGTACCAATCTTCTGTGGTGTCAAATAACCATTGTTACTTGTACCCCAAGTTGCTGTACCATCTAAG